GCATGGTTACCAGCCATTCACAGTTGTTTTTTCGGTGGAACACGGCTGGCAGCTTTTGATCGGCATCCCGTTTGGCTTGGTCGATGGCGTCGTAAAGATTCAGCCGTTCCACGCGCTTGCACTCCACGTGGACACCCGGCAGTCCGACCACGTCCTCGCCTTCCAGCCCGTTATACTGCTGCCCCCGGCGGCAATCGTAGCCTTGCTCCTGGAATCTTCTTGCCAGCTCGCGTTCTCCCCGGGCGCCTTTCTGTCGGCTGTTAATCTTTGCTTTCATCCATCCGCTCCTTCAATCGTGCTATTTTGGCGTCAATATACGCCAGGGATTCCCCGAAATACAGGTCTAGCTGCATCAGCATAATATAAACATCCGCCTTTTCTTCCAGAATGTTCTGTTTTGCCTGGATTAAATCTGCGCCGTTAAAGTTTTGTCCGGCGATCTTCAGTTTGCAGATCTCTTTTGTCAATTCAGCCATCTCTTCCACGGCCTTGGTGAGCTGGTTGTCAATGCCGTAATGGTCAAGCGCTCTTTTTAGGACCGCTTCCTGTTCTTTGGTCATGGCCGCCTCCACAAATGCCTGGTATGCGCTTCTGGCATTCCCGGGGGACCTTCGTAAACCGCATCTAGCTCTTCTGGTTTAAAGAACTGCTTCGCTAACCATTCTATATCTTTTTCGGATAGCACTTTATTTTCAAAGCTGACGCTGACGTGCTCTCTGCCGCCATCAACGGATGCAATCACATGCATAATTGCGCCGTTTCTTTTAAACTCAAAAATGCCGCTGTTCCGCGGGTTGCTAAGGGACAGCATTGCTTCTACAAACGGATTTTTAACCCGATATGGATTCAGTTCTCTTAAATCTTTCATTCGTTTCTCCCATACATTTCTTCAATATCCATCAGTTCTGCCACAAGGGCGTGTATGTTCTCCAAGGCAATGGTCAGGGCTTCTCCTGTCGAATCACTGATAATAAGCAGGTGGTCCTGCACAATAAACATTCGGGTGCTCTTAAACTGTGTTTCGACCGGGATGCCTTTTTCCCGGTCAACGCTGTATTTCATGGCCCAGGGTGCTAATCGGTAAGTCGGCAGGTCCCTGGCTTTTACGGTTGCTTTCATGCTCTACCCCGCAATCTGCTTCATGTCGAAGGCGCCGCTGATCTGCTCGAAGGTTTCTTTCACATCGGCTGGCAGGGCTGCCATTTCGCGCCGGGCTTTTTTCTTGGCCCGGAAGCTGCGCATAAAGTTGGACTGGATCACGGACTCCACAGCGTCGCACTCCATCTGTGCCCAATTTCGGATCATACTCGGTGACCCTACGGCCTGCTGAACGACCTCTGGTAGTTTATCAAATTCTTCTTCGGCCCCATAAATGCCGTTTCGCAGGGCTTTGGACACCATGGACCAGGCGTCCATTTCGGTCAACTCCGGCTCCTGGGTAATTTTCAGCACCATATCCATGATCTGTCCGGGTACGGGCGCAAAGCCTTTCTTGTCGTTGGCAATAAAGCCCATCACTGCGCCGTCGATGGTCTCGTAAGGGTAGTCTTTAAACATCCTTGTCCAAAGGTTCACGGCGGCTTTTGCGTCGGCGGGCTTTACATCCCGATAGGTATTTGGGTAGGCCGCTCTCAAGGTCGCTAAAACCTTGGCGGCTTCTGTATCATTCATTTTTCATTTCCTCCTCCATGGCTATTTTTAAAAAGGGGTTATCGGTTAGATCGTCAAGGCGCCTGGCTGTTCCCGGCGGACTTGGCGGCGCCGGCGCCTTATTGACGTAGTTCCCCTCCAGAACTTTAACGAAATTGGCGGGTTTCATTACCCAGTCAAAGCTGGCATTCCAGTTGTTGCCGGTTCGCCCGCACAGAAAGTCGCTTTGTTTCACCAGGGCGATGACCTGCAGGACGGTTTCCTCCCCGTGTTCCTTTACCCTTGCCCGAACGGCTTTTTTGCGGTTGTCATTCAGGGCCTGCACCTTTGGCAGTTCGGTGCAGACGCTGTTCCAGTAGTCGGCAATCTTTTTATACTGTACGGTCTCTCTTGGAACGGATTCGGGCGCGTCACCCTTTGGGGGACAATAGGGGGTAAGTTTCATTTTGTTTCGTTTTGTTTTGTTTAGTTTATTAATGGTGGCGGCCTGTGACGCGGGTTGTGTCGCGGTCTGTGTCGCGGTGTGCGTTGCGGGTTGTGTCGCGGTCTGTGTCGCTATTTCAGACACAAGCCCTTCCTGGGTGGCGGTCTGCGTTGCACCCTGTGTCGGTTTAACCGACGCAATGGAATAAAGCTTGTACACGGCACTTTGGTTGCCGCCACGGGTTCGGTACTCAATTAAGCCCATTTGTGTCAAGGTGTTCCTTGCGCGGTAGATGGCGTCTTTATTTAAGCCGGTTCGAATTTTTAGTATTGAGATTGGTGCGGAGAATTCGCTCGCCCATCCCGATTTGTTGGCTGTGTACAGTAACGCATGCCAAAGGTCAATCGCGGATGCTGGCATCGGATTCATCTCTAACCAATTGTAGAACGCTAAAATTTCACTTAAATAGTTCAAAGGAACACCTCCTTTCTAATTGTCTTATTTTCCCGTTTTTAGAAGGGCACTTCGTCATCATCGGCCATTAGTTTAAAGTCTTCATCAAAATCTAAAGGGATGCTGCTTGCTGCCGGTATGCTGTCTTCCTCTTTCAGCAGCCTTGGCTTTGGCACTTCGACGCCTTCGCGAATCTTGTCAGCGGAGCACATCCAGAAGGGTTTGGTGGCTTTTTTCTTTTCGCCTTTATCATTCTTATATTCTTCTTCACCAAAGACGACGCCTACCAGCTTTCCAGCCAGTGTCTTTTCATTCTGGGGATTGTTCCAGTCGAACATAAAGCCAAGGTTACTTAACTCAATGGAAGTAATCATCCCCTTCAGCCGTCCAATGCCGTAATCGCTGGAAACACTCTGGTAGATGCAGCCGCCCCACTTTGCTTTGGGATTGGCCTTTATGCTTCGGTCATATTTACGTTTAAAAAATCCGGCCCGATCGCCCTGAACGATATCAAATTCAAAGACGAACATCGGGTTACCGTTTCGGCTCATTTGTTCCTGGACTCATAAAATTTTGCAGAGGTATCCGCCGGGTTCCAGGTATTCCCCGCCGTCACCTTCAATACTCTGTGCCTGATCGTATCCTTGTGGTTTGGTTAACATTTAAAATTCCTCCAATACTTTAATCACTTCGACAATGTCGTTATCAATTTCGAATGTTTCAAAGGCGCCCATCGGGCTGCGCGCTGTGCTGTTGCGCGCCTGTGTCTCGAAAAGGTAGCGCCCGTCCACGCATTTTGCCAGTAAAACGGTGTTAAACATGGATTCTACGCTGGTTTTATCCAGCTTTTTCCCGCTGGTTTTCATCCGTGTAAAGGAATAGCCGCTGTCATCATGTTCGGTCTGTGTGTGGGCTGTGAACAGGACGGTGATATCGTCTCTTAGCTGCTTTGCCATGGAGATCAGCGCTTTAACGGAATAGGCTAAATCCAGCCACTTATCATACCCTTTTTCTTTCATGCGCTTGAATTCATCGTCGATCATAATCCAGTTGAGGGTGTCGACCACAATGGTCTTAATCTGCGGCTTTTCTTCATGGATACGCTTCATCTCCTGGGCGATGGCTGCGGCGTTGCTGGTGGCAAAGTAGTTTTCTTTTTCTTTGCTGTACTGCTTGCGCCAGCCCCGCCAGGGCAGGCCTTTTTTATCGCAGTCAAAATAGACAGTGGTCTCGGGGTTCAGGTTTCGCATGGAAGTGGTTTTCCCCTGTCCGGGCTCTCCCATGATTAAGATAACAGTACTCATTTTTCGTCCTCCTCGAATTGTATTGGACAATCTGGACAGATCATCGCTTCGTTATAGATAATCGAATCGGTCAGTATACACTCTTTCCGGTCAAGGCCGTAGCTTTTTCGGATAAATTTACACCAATGGCAGCACACGTCATTTTCGGGCCATTTCACCGGAACAACGGCATAGCCGGTGGTGTAGAAGCTTACGCCGTTTCTAAATTCTTTCATTGTTTTCCTCCATCGTCTCCTGCACATACCGAAGCACAGTCTCAATATCTGCTGCCAGATGCGGGTTGCCTTTTAACATCTTGATTTTATAGACGTCAAGGCGTTTAGCCGCCTCAAGCACCTCTACGTTACGTTTCATCGTCCGCCTCCTCGTACATCACACACCCTAAACAGTAGGCCTCATTCCCGGCATACCGGCACGCACGCCCGGTATAAGGGCATCGCATGTCACTTATCTCCATTTCTGCATCTGGATATCCCGTCAATAAAGCCCTGGTAATATCAGGATGCTCGATCATTTTTTAGCGCCTCCAGTTCAGCCCGGAGTTCATCGTTACGGTCTTGGAGCATTCTGTTTTCAATCTCCAATTCTGCATTTCTCCAGATCAACAATCGAAGTGACTCAGCTTGTGCTTCAATCCGGTCATTTGAGGCCACTACATGCGCCTTTACCATTTCTAAAGCTTTTAAGGGCGATACATTTTCAAACATTCTCATTATTCCCTTCCTTTCCGCCGCCTTACCAGCGCCTCTTTGCGCTGTTTCCATGATTCCCGGACACAGTGCGGGCACACAAACGGCTCGTCTAAAATCGGCCAATGCGACTCATAAATCAGGCCGCACCGGGTGCATTGCTTCTCATACGGAAAATACATTTGCATTTTTCCTCCAAAGGGTATATACTTTTATTAG